GCTCGTTGCGGTGGCGGCCTCCGGTATCGGGAATCGCGTCATGACGAGCGGGGGGTACGCGCTATGATCGGCTGCAATACAGACAAGTACGACGCGAACGGTAATCTTGTCCATCACATCGGGCCAAGTACCGAATGGCGGAAACAGTACGACAACCAGCATCGTGAAATCCGTTACGAGCGAACGGACGGACAAATCGCCGATACGACATATTCCGACGACGGAGAGCCGACGACAATTTGGACCCCGCCAGTGGACGATCCCGCTGATGCCTGACGCCCAGCTCGCCGCCTACGGAGTCGGGATCATCGCGCTCATCGGCGGCATCGCTACCGTGGCGCGGGGGTTCCGGGCGGCCCCGGCGTCCTGGGCCCACTATCCGGATGTCGCTTTTTTCGCGCTCCCCCTTGTTTTTGGGTAATTTGAGTTTCAGGAGGTTCCAGTGACGGCAAATCCCCAAAGTGACGAAGCCATCTGCCCCAAGTGCAAGGGGCTCATGGAAGGCGGCGTCTGCGGTTCCTGTGGACATACTTCCGAAGAGCCCATGGCCCGTTCCGAGGACAAGGCTCCCAAGACCTGCGACAAGTGCGGCAAGGTCCACGCCTCCGATGCCTGCACCCCCAAGCCCAAGAAGCCGATGGCCGACGGTGCCACGTTCCACGCCGACTACTGGGGACCGCTGAACGAGCACGTCCGCCGCACCAAGCCCATGAAGGAAACGACCGACGGCTTCTACGAAGGATCCGCCGCCGTCACTTGCATAGGCGTCTTCCGGTACCTCATGCCCGGTGGCAAGGTCGAAAACCGCTTCCGCCCCCCGGAAGAGGTCTTCAACGAAGAGTCCATGGATACCTTGGAGCTGGCGACCCTGACCAATGGGCACCCGGCTACCGGAGTTTCCCCGGACAACTTCCAGAAGGTCGCCGTCGGCTCCCTAGGCGAGGAGATCGAGAACGACGCGTACAACGTCTACGCGGACATCACGATCAGGGACGCCAAGGCCATCGCGGACACCAAGGCAGGCCGCACGGGACTCTCCTGCGGCTACTCCGCCGTCCTCGTCACCAGCGGCGAGGTCTCGTACCCGGTCATGGGGTACCGGGAAGACCCGACCGACGGCGTGTACAAGGAAATGGAGATCGGCCGCCAAATCTACAAGGTGCCCGGCGTCTGGGGTGGAATACCCTATGACGCGATCCAGACCCAGATCCGGTACAACCACGTTGCCCTCGTTGACGTGCCCCGGGGTGGAGACGCCCTACACCTGCAATTCGACGGAGCCGAGTCCTTCGGCGTCCTTGTCCCCAGTACCGACGGCAATCAGGCCGACGGCAACACCAACTCCGAACAGGAGAGGAGCCCCATGAAGAAGATCCATCTGGACGGAGAGGTGCAGTACGAAGTGCCCGAACCCGTCGCACAGCACATCGACGGCCTGAACGCCAAGGTCGCATCCATCGCCCAGATCCAGGCGGACAAGGCCGATGCGGAAGCCAAGCTGGCCGCCGCCAATGCCGCCCTGGCCACCGTGAACCAGGATGCCGCCGACCTCAAGGCATCCCTGCCCCAGAAGATCGCGGACGGCGTCAAGGCACAACTGGAACTGGTCGCCACTGTCCAGGGTCTCGGAGTCGCGGTCAAGGCCGAAGATTCCGCCGACGAGATCCGGAAGGCCACGATCAAGGCCGCCATGCCCAAGGTCCAGTTGGACGGCATGGACGAGGTGCAGATTGCCGCGCACTTCGACGCCGCCTGCGCCTTGCTCACCGAGCGCAAGGACCCCGTGGCGTCCCAGCGCCTCTCGGTTGCCGACGGCGTGCCCTCCAAGACCCCCTCCATCCAGGCTGACAGTGCCGAGGCCCGTATGGCCGACGCCTGGAAGTCCAAGTAACCCCAGAAGCAAAGGACACCATCATGGCCGCATACGGATTCCCTGATACCGCCCTCCGTGGCGTGATCGACTCCAACCACAACGAGATCGACAGCCTCACGGCCGCCGTGGCGACTCTGAAGCCCGGCGACCTGATCTTCTCGTACAACGACGAGAACAAGGCATACGGCTACTGTCTGGATACTGCCAAGACCGTGTTCGGGGGCGACTTCGTCGAATCCAACACCATCGATGGCACCGTGGACGGCGTGGACATTGCCCAGGTCACCTACGACACCTCGCACGCCAAAACCATGACCCTCCTCCTGGCCGCGATCAACGCGCTGCCCGGTGTCGAGGCGATCCTGGATTCCACGGACACCAACTCCCGGACCATCCTGATCCGGAAGAAGGGCACCGCCTCCTTCGTCGCCAACTTCACGGTCGCCGCTGGTGCCTCTCAGGCCACCGACACGACCACCTACGCATCGGGACAGAAGTTCCGTGGCGTGGCGAAGTACGCGACCCGTGTCCCGACCACCATCGGCGGCACGGGCGCCTTCGCCTCGGGCGAGGAGATCCCGGTTGCACGCCTCTGCTCGATCTGGGCGGCTTCCGCTTCGGGACTGGGCATCGGCGACATCGCGTACATCACGACAGCAGGTGTCTTCGGCACCAGCGGCACGGATGTCTCCGCTCGGGTCATGGGGGCATACGACTCCACGGCTCAGGCCACTCTGGTCCGCCTTCCCGTCCTCCCGGCACCCATGACCTACGGAGACCGCTTCTAAGCGGCCCCCAGGAAAGGAAACACAACATGACCACTCGCACAGTCCAGAATGACGCTGGAGAGGCCATCTACCTCGCCCGTCAGCTCGAATCCATCCTTCCCGAGACCAAGGATGTCATCTACCGTGACATGCGGTCGAAGGAATTCATCCCGGTCAACGGACGCCACAACGCAGGCACCAAGACCATCACCTGGAGGTCCTTCTCCAAGTACGGTCGCGCCAAGATCGTCGCGGCCTATGGTGCCACCGACATCCCTGCCGTGTCCCGTGCGGCCACTGAGCAGAGCATCAAGGTCCACACCATCGCCAACCGGGCGACCTGGACCAAGCAGGAGGTGCGCGAGGCCGCCATGGCCAACTACCCCCTGACGACCTCGCAGGCCATGGACGCCACCGAGGCCAATGCCCGGGAAGCCGACACCATCGCATGGGTTGGCGACACGGCGCACGGGATCAATGGCCTCCTGAACTACCCGGGCCTGACCGCCGCCACCATCCCCGCCGATGGTACGGGCGGTCTCAAGACCTGGGCAAGCAAGACCGGGGAGCAGATCCTGCGCGACGCGGCCAACATGATCAAGGCCGTCACGGTGACCACCAACGGTGTCGAGAAGCCCAACACGCTCCTCCTGCCCCTGTCGGTGTACATCGACATTGGCACCCGGGTCATGTCGGCTTCCAACGGCTCCAACATCACCATCCTGGCCATGCTCAAGGAGAACCTCGGCAAGCTGGGCGTCACGACCATCGAGGGCCTTCCCGAGCTGGAGACCGTGGGCGTCGGTGGTGTCGGCCGTGCCTTCATCTACACCCGCGATCCTCGCAAGGTGGAACAGCACATGCCCCTCATGCTGGACGTGACCGCGCCCCAGCCGGACGGGCTCCAGTGGAACTCGTTCTACGAGACCCGCTACGCTGGCACCACGATCTACTACATCCTGTCGGCCGCTTACGGCGACGGCGTGTAAGGTTCCTCAGAAGAGGGCTCCTAGGCAACTGGGAGCCCTCTGATTCCTTGTTCTATCCACCCCCAAACTAGGAGCCATCATGGCCGAAGAGACCCAGACCAAGAAGCCCACCGCCATCATCGTCGAATGGACGGGGGACAATCTCAAGTACATCGCCGACAAGCTCTTCCTGAACACGGGACGCAATGAGGTTTCCGTCGCCGACTGGGAGACCTATCGCTGGATGGTCGCCGACATCATCGTGGACCCTACCAAGGTGTCCGAGAAGGAGCGCAAGGAAGGCCGGATCATCGAGCACTTCGCGGCCGTCGAGCCCCCCAAGCCCCCCAAGGACGACAAGGCCCCCCGAGACACCAAGTCCACCGTCAAGGATGCCAAGTCCCTGAACGACCTGGAGTACTCGGACGCCATCGCCGTGATCGAGGACACCAACAACATCGCCACCCTGACCAAGTGGAAGAAGGCTTCCGGCAAGGAAGACATCCGCGTGGCCATCAACGAGCAGATCGAGAAGATCAACAAGGGTGAAACCAAGTAACCCATGGCCACGGCATCCGAGATCCTTTCGGCCATCGCTCCGCACTTTGACGACGTAGCCGGGCGGTCGGTCCTTTTGGGCCAAGCCGAATCCCGCACGTCCTCGACGTTCTTTGGCGCGAATCGTCCGGATGCCGTGGCTTACATGGCCGCACATCTCCTAGACATGTCGGCTTCGGCCGCCGTGTCCTCGGGAGCCAGTGGCCCTATTTCTTCCAAGAAGGAGGGGGACCTAGCCGTTTCCTTCGCTTCCAGCGGCTCCAGCGGCTCCGCCAGCGGCCTTTCCCAGACCCGCTACGGCCAGATGCTCCTGGACCTCATGCGCTCCTCTGGCCCCGCCGCAGGAGTCACCGGACAGCCCTTTTGCCCCGGGCTCTTTGTGCCCGGGCGCGGATTCGCCGCCTGATGGCTACCGGGGTGCAGGTCAAAAAGAACCTATGGCCTGTGATCCGGGCCAATTTGCGGCTGGCTCAAAAGAGCTATGCGGCCGTTGGGTTCCCGGGCGATGCCCCCAAGAGCAACAAGGCGCACGGCGATTCCGGCATGACCACCCTACAAGTGGCCATCGCCAACGAGTTCGGATCTGGTCCCGGTGTCCAGCCCGTGGTTCCCGCTCGCCCATTCATCAAAGAAACCGTGAAGCGTGCATCCCGTGGCAAGGTCAAGGACCTGGGAAACCAGCTCCTAAAGATGGTGTCCAAGGGCGAAATGAGCACCAAGATTGCCTTGGGCCGTTGGGGCAAGGCCGGGGCAGACGAAATGCAGGCGACCATCACGGATTCCAAGTCCTGGGCCGTCCCGAACTCCGACTACACCAAGGCCAAGAAGAAGAGTTCCACACCCCTGATCGACACGGGGGCCATGCGCCAAGCCGTCACCCATAAGACCCGGATGCTTCGCGCATGAGCACCCTATTCCCCAAGCCCTACACCGTTCGCCGCAGGGATCGCACCCTGTCGGCTTCCGGTATCTGGTCCCCCGGCACCATGTCCACCATCACGGTCCAGGGATCCGTTCAGCCACTATCCGGCAAGGACCTAGCGACCATGGAAGCCGGATCCCGGGACCTGGGCAAGGTTTGGGTGTACACGGGCTCCGAACTCCGCAAGCGCACCGAGGGCTCCACGACAGAAGCCGACCAGATCGAGTTCGACGGCTCCATCTGGGAGATCATCGACGTGCGCCCCTACAGCTCCGGAATCATCCCGCACCGCAAGTACCTCGCCGAGTACCGGGGGGCCGCATGAGCTTGGCCACCGACATCTACAACGCCCTGCATTCCCTGTGCATGGCCTCCGTGAACCCTGGCTGGACGTTCTCCACCAATCCCCTACACGCCTCGGCTCCATGGACCAATGGAACCCTGTTCCAGGCCGTTCCCCCGGTCCCCGTGATCCAGGACCAGCAGTCCGAGGGCGCACCGACCGCGGGTGTCTATCTGGCCATCGCCGGGACCCCGACCCTAGAGCGCCAAGGTACCCCGGACATAGGAGTCCAGGGCTCCAACGACTCCCGGAACCTGGACCAGCTCTACACAGGCGAAGTGGTCCTCTGGGAGATCAACGGCGACGGCTCCAAGATCCAGGCGGTGTACGACTTCTCGGAGACCGAAGCTGGACAAGCGGCCCTTGGGTCCTATGGCGTCTCGGTCCTGGATTACGGTGTGATTCTGGACGCCGCGATCAAGTTGGACAACCGCTGGATCCCACAGGCAAGGGCGTCTGTCATCGTGTCTGCCAAGTCCCGGACCGCTGAAACACTGTCCACCATCCGCCGGGTCGAATGGGCCAATGCGGAAAATCCCGCAAACAGCGGTTCCGTCGAGTATCCTACAGTCTAAGGAGGCCCTATGTCCGACATCAATACGATCATCCAATCCAACATCACACGGGAAACCGCCGTGGCAAGCCTCCCCGGATTCGGCGTCCCGGCGATCATCGCGCAGTTCGCCACGTCCAAGACCACGGTTGCATTCGGGCGGTACCGCTATTACGCCTCCACCAGCGAAATGACGACCGATGGCTGGGCCTCGACGGATTCCGTCTACCTTGCAGCCGCCGCCATCTTTTCCCAGAACCCCAAGGTGCCCCGGCTCATGGTCGGCCGCATTGATTCCGGAGATGCTTCGGTCGCCGCCTCCGCCGATGCGATCCGTGCCGCGCAGGACGACTGGTACGCCTTCGAGGTCGTCGGCAACCGTGGGATCCTGTTCACCCTGTCCACGCCCCTGATTGCCGGCAACAGCGTTTCCGGAACCATCAATGGCACGGCCTTCGGGCCCGTCGTCTATGCGTCCTCGCACACCTCGACCATGGGAGCCTTGAAGACGGCCATCGAGACGGCTTTGGGCACCGGCACCGTGGCCACTGTCTCCGGGAACACGATGTCCGTGGTCAAGCCGGGTACCGATCTGAACATCGGCACTCTGGCCGTGACCCTTGGCACCTCCCAGCCCACGGTGGTCACCACCTACCCGCTGGACGCCACGAAGACCAAGGCCTGGATGGCGTGGACCGCGACCCAGAAGAAGCTCCAGTTCGTCCAGGACTCGGACCCGGCGACCAAGGCCGCGAATACCGGGGTCGCGGGAACTGCTTGCCTCGCAGAATTCGCCCTCCTGAACTCCTACGAACGGGTTGCCGTCGTCTACCACGAGACCAATACCGAGTACGTGGCGGCCGCATGGATGGGCAAGGAGCTTCCCTACGACCCGGGTCTCCGCACCTGGGCCTTCAAGAACCTGACCGGCGTCACGGCCACGTATCTGACCACGTCGGAAGAGGGCTACGTGCGCACGGACAAGCGGGCCAACGTCTACACGACCACGGCCTCCTTTGCCCATACCTACGCGGGCACCGTGGCCAAGGCGTCCACATACATCGACGACGTGCGGAACCTGGATTGGGTGAACTCCCAGATCCAGACGGACCTTTTCAACCTGTTGGCCGCCATGGGCAAGGTGCCTTTCACGGATCCCGGAATCCAGGCGGTCGTCGGCACCCTGAAGGCCAGTCTCCAGAGGGCACAGGACGCCGGAGTCTTCGATGCTGGCTGGTCGGTCTCCTATCCCCTGGCCGCCAACGTCTCCGTAGGCGACAAGGCCGCTCGGAGGCTCACGGGCATCACCTGGAACGCCACGCTCCAGGGCGCGGTCCACTCGATCATCATCAACGGCACCGTGGCCGTCTAAGGAGGCTGGAAAATGGCTATCGCAACGATCAATCCCAAGAAGTACAAGGGCACCTTTGGCCCGGTCATCCTGTCCGGTTATGCCGACGACATGGTGTCTATCGAATACCCGGACGACGCTTTCGAGGTGGTCCGTGGTGGGCAGGGTGAAGTGACCATGGTCAACAAGAGCGTGGACGACGTCCAGGTCACCGTGACCCTCAAGCAGTCCAGCTCCACCAATGACCAGCTCTCCGTGATCCACAAGGCCGACAAGCTCACCGGTGCTGGCGTGTTCCCCCTCGTCTTTGCCGACGGGTCGGGCACCACGCTCCTGTTTGCCGATGCGGCCCGGATCGTCAAGGCTCCCACGGTGGACTTCGGCAACAGTGCCAAGGATCGCGTGTGGACCTTCCACACGGGACCCTGCGAACTCCACATCGGCGGGAACTAAGTCATGGCCACCCCCAAGACCGTGACCGTCAACGGCAAGCAGTTCCAGCTCAACCCCCTGCACCCGTTCACAGCGGCCAAGGTCAATGGTCAACTGGCCGCGATCTTCGGCCCTTTGCTCATGGGGCGCGTGCGGGATGTGAGTTCCCTCCTCCTGGAAATGCCGATGGAGCGACAGGAGCAACTGCTCTCCATGCTCATCGGCACCACCAAGTACCTGCCCACCGGAGAGAATGCCGGAGCCCTGGAACTTTCGGACCGGGATGCCGTGGCAGAGGCCTTCGGTGCCGATCTGGAGTCCATGTACTCCCTGGCCTTCGAGATCATGGAGTACAACGGGTTCCCTTTTTTCAAGAGCCTTCGGGAGACGGGCGCAAGGTACCTGGAAATGGTCCAGGGGCTCCAGAAGGCGGCAATGGACGGGATCTCTGGTGCCGCAACGACCGAAACCGATGGCTCCGCCTCTCCGATGAGCGCCGAAGCCGCCTCCGCACTGAACTCGCCGATCTCGGGAGCCTTGCAAAAGAAGTTGAGGAAGAATACCCCGTCTGGCGGCTAGTGCTCGCGGGCAAGGCGTCCATGGGGGACCTGGACCGCATGACCTGGGGGCAGGTTCTCAAGCTCAATGCGCTCATGGACATGGAAGAGGACATGACGGCGGCCCATAGGGCCTATCTCACCAAGGACCAGAAGGAGTAGAATCGGTGGTAGTCCAGGAACTCATTGCAAAGCTAGGGTTCCAGGTGGACAGGCAGGGCTTGGACACGGCCGAAAAGGGATTGTCCAAGATCGCCAAGGACGCCGCCAAGCTCTACGTCGCCTATCAGGCGGCGTCCAAGGCGTTCGGGCTTGTGGTGGACAGCGTCAAGGGCGCGGCTCGCCTGGAGTCCATGAACGCCGAATTCGAGGTCATGCTCGGCAATGCCGAGGCCGCGAAGTACCTTGTGCAACAGATCCAGCAGTTCGCCGCCGTGACCCCGTACCACACGGCCGAATTGACGCAGAACGTCCGGCTCATGATGGCCTTTGGTCAGAGTGCCAATGAGTCCCTTAGCGCCGTTAAGATGCTAGGCGACGTGGCGGGCTCCGACTCCGAGAAGCTCGGCCGCTTGTCCCTGGCATATGCACAGGTCATGGCGGCCGGGAAGCTTCAGGGACAAGACCTGTTGCAGTTCGTGAACGCCGGGTTCAATCCCCTACAGGAGATTTCCGCGAAGACCGGGAAGTCCATCGGCACCCTTCGCGCCGAAATGGAAAAGGGTCTGATCTCCAGCACCATGGTTTCCGAGGCGTTCGCAAGTGCCACGGGCGTAGGGGGCAGGTTCTTCGGCAACATGGAAAAGCAGTCCCAGACCCTCAACGGCCTATGGTCCACGTTGACCGACAATTTCCAGATCATGATGGCCGAACTAGGCGGCCAACTGGTGCCCTTCATCAAGGACGTTCTGATTGTCCTGATCGACCTAGGGGACGAGATCGCCGGGGCCTACAGGCAGCTTGGGGACTTCTTCACCCTCATGTTCTCCGATGGTCCGACGGCCGGGGACATAGCGTCTGGGATTGCTGCGTCCTTTCAGACGATTGCCGATGCGATCATGGCCATAGGAGCCGGGTTCCAGTACGTCATGGTCATTGCGGACGTGTTCCAGGGCGTGTTCGCCACGGTCGTCGGGTCCCTTGTGGATATCATCATGGCCATTCCCAAGGCCTTTGCCTACGCGGGCAAGGGGCTTTCGATGATCGTGGGGGCCGTGGCCAAGCTCACCGGGAATAGGGAGCTTGCAGCCTACAATGCCCAGCAGAGGGCCGAACTCGACCAGTTCACGGGTACGGGCGGATTCCTGGAATACAATCAGCGAGCCGCCGACAACTCCATGGACGCCATCGGAAGCCGTTGGAACAAGGCCGGGGCCCTTGCATCCATGATCGGCGGTTCCAAGGCCCGGGACCCGGGGGCCAAGGTCTCCATGACCGACAATATCCTCAAGGCCCTAGAGGGCAGGGGGAAAGTGGTCAACAATACCGTGAACGTGAACAACACGATCCACGCCGAAGGGACCATGAAAGACATTCTCCAGGAACAGGCAAACAGCGTCTTCGGCCTCACGTTCCAGCAACGCCTCATCGCGGCGGCCGTCTAATGGGCGCCAAGCCCACATCGCTCTTCTACCGGACCTCCGGATACTTCGTGGACTCGATCCAGTTCGATCTTCTTGTCTCCGAAGACCATTCCCTAGAGGCGTCCGTCACCGAGCACCCCATCGAGAACGGTGCCACGGTGAACGACCACGTCCGGAACCTCCCGCGCAAGGGCTCCTTGACAGGGTTGGTCACGAACTACCCGCTCAAAGGCGCTCCGACCCTGCCCCAGTCGTTCCTGGACAAGCTAGCTGGCATGTCCCCCAACTACCTGGACACCCTGGCCGCACAATACGGGATCCGACGGGAAACAGGCCCCACTGCCGCCGATTTCGAGGCCCTTCCAAGGCCGGAGAACCGGGCTATGAACACTTGGACCCTGTTCAAGGACCTCATGGCCAAGAAGACCCCCGTGTCCATCATCACGGGCCTAGAAAAGTACACGGATGTCGTGGTGACCAAGGTTTCCACGACCCGCAGTTCCAGCACCGGGGACGCCCTGGAATTCCGCGTCGATTTCCAGGAAGTCCAGTTCGTCACGCTCACCGAAGTTGCCTTGACCTCCACCACAAGCCCCCTGAACCTGAGCACCGCCGCCAACAAGCAGGCGGCCCCAAAGGTGAAGAAGGGCAAGGTAGGAGGTACCTCGAAGCCCGTTACCGCGTTCAATGCCCGCAGAAACACGGCGCTTGGCGTCTCGACGCTGGAGCTGTCCAAATGATCGTCGTCCCCTCCTTCAGCTCCACGGCATCCGACTTTGAGCAGAAGATCACGCTCGAAGAGCAGGAGCTGGTGGTTCGCCTCTCCTGGAACTCCCGTTCCGAGTTCTGGTACTTGTTCCTGGACGACCAGAAGGGGCACACCCTGAACTCCCGGAAGTTGGTCCCGTTCTTCCCCTTGGTCGGGAAGCACAAGGCCCTCATGCCCATCACCGGGGATCTCTGGCTCATGCCTGAGCAGGACGTATCCCCCGAGTACCCCACGTTCGAGGGGCTGGGCACCACGCACAACCTGTACTGGCTGAACGACTCCGAGAACCTGTCCCTCCGGAAGGCGCTGGGTCTTGCCTAGCTTCTCGGACACCCGGGAAAAGGCGTGGGGCCGGGTTGTCGAACTCGTCGCCTATGATCCTGCATTGGCCCCTAGTGCCGCCGTCCTGGAGATTGGCGGTCAGCAGTTCGGCACCGTGATTTCGGACCTCCACATGGACTTTGAGGTCAAGCGGAGTACCCGGTATTCCGAGAACACGGGATCCTTCAAGATCTACAACGCCAAGGAAGCCACGCGCCAATGGCTACAGACGCCGGGTCTCCGTGTCCGGTTCTCCGCTGGCTACCAGGAGCAGGGCGGCTTGACGGGCATCTTCTGGGGCTCCATGCTGCCCGGTGTCGTGTCCCGGAAGCAGGGCGACGACTGGGTGACCACGATTCCATGCGTGTCGTCGCTCACCGAGTCCACGGGTGCCGAGGACATCGCGACTTGGGCCGAAAAGAACAAAAAGGCATCGTTCGAGCAGAAGAAGGCCAAGATTACGGCGGCCATAAACCGGATCCCCGTGTCCCTGGGCTACGGCCCCGGTGCCCGTGTGCGCACGATCCTCCGGGACCTTGCCCACATGAGTGGCCTCGTGCTCTACGGCGCCGAGGGGCTATCGTCCACCATGTCCTTCCCCAATGGATGGGTATTCGTGGGGGGCTTGCGGGGTGCCCTGGACACGTTGAACAGGATGCTCCGGGCATACGGGTGGATGCTCTACATCGACAACACGACGATGGTCGTATGGCCCTTGGACGGCGGGAATCTGACGGTTACAGCGGCATATCTGACCTACGGCACGGGGCTACGGTCCCTGGAACCCAAGATCGACCAGAACATCCCGCCCAAGCTGGATAGCAAGGGCAATAGGATCGAGAAGCGGCAGGCCTACGACTTCGAGTGCCTGCTGAGTCCCAAGATCGGCCCTAATACCCTTGCCAAGTTCGACACGGGAGCCATCGTCACCACGCTTCTGGTGTCCGACTGCACCCACTCCGGGAACAATTACGGCGGGGACTTCAGTACCAAGGGGCACGGGGTCGTCTGGCAGGGCATAGGCGACACCTATCGGAAGGAGGCCTAGTTTATGGGTAACCTTCGGCTGGGCGACTGGAGTATCGAGGTGCCCGGATATTCCCCAGAGATCGGGGACACCTTTTCCAGGGACATCCTGGGCGCCACATACCAGACCGTCATCATGCCGGACGGCAAGGAGTGGATGTCTGTGGCTCTATCCGCCCCCTCTCTAGGAGGACAGTGGTGGGGAGGTGGGGTGGCGGATGATGGTGATGGCAGGTATTACGCCGACAGCGATCTAGACTCCGTGGATTTCGGCAGTTGGAGGATCCCGACAGAATCAGACATGGACGCACTCCAAAATGCTTGCATGTCTGGTTTTGATAAAGGGAATGCGGGGCCGATCTGCACCGTCGGCAGATGGTGGGATGGACGCGGTGAGCTTGCGTCCGACTTGTACGGGTTTTCGGCGTCTCCTACGGGGGCGTATAACCCTGTGTGGGGATGGGGAGGCAAATCAAACCCGGCGGCATCGTACGAAAAATCATACCTGTGGCATCGTACGGAGTCCGGTCTACGAGTTTGGGTTCTGTAT